ATCCAAACCTGTCTGACGATACATCTCTGTGCAAATTATTGATTTGTCATCTCCTGGAGCTGGATCTGATTCTTTCACACCTCTGTTCTCAAGTGTAACTGCACGACTAAATGCTGGATCATAACCACCTTTTTTATTTGGATCTGCAGGAACAAAATCTTTTATATTTGATTGAACTATATTGTCTGAGGCAAACTCACCTGTGGTTTTTATATCATCATCATACTGACCTGCTAATATAGCATCTTCGTAAGTCATAATATTCCCTGCTCCTCCTACAAATGGTGCAATTTCTTTATAATTACCTGTAAAACCAGATGATTTATAACCAGATCTTGTTGAGAATGGTTGAGTCTTTCCATCTATACTTGATGGTGCAACATCTAAAGATGCATATTTAGGACTGTTTGCGAAGAAATCTGTCAATCCTGTTTTAGTTATATTTTCAAAATCTTTAACACCTTTACTTTTTTGATAGTCAACGATCTCTTGACGCAGATTACCTAGAGCACCTTTACCTGTGCCTGCTTTTTGCATAGATTCAGTAAATCCCAATGGTTCATTGCCTGCTAATTTATTCGCTATATTTTCTGCTTGAGTTCTCCCAACCATAGTTCCAAATAAAAGAGCATTGCCCATTCCAGGAAGAAATCCTAAAGGTGCTGCAGAAGGAATATTTATTTTTGTATCTGTAAATGGCAATCCAACAGAACCAGTATTTAAATCTAAAAGGTTAGATGTTAACTGATTAAACTGTTGTTGAGAGATTGGTCCTCTTCTTCTTGGTGCCATTATAACATGCCTTTTTCTATATTCTTCTTTCTTTCTATTGCAAGATCAAGTTCTAATTTTTTTATCTTGCCTTCAAGGTCTTGTTGTATCTTTGCTTGGTCTGCAGCAAGTTTCTGTCTTGCTTGAGCATCTTTTATCTGTAAATCTTGTGCTGCTTTTGCTTGGTCAGTTTGTATCTGTGCTGCAGTTCTTGCTTTGAGTGCATCTGCTTCAAGTTGTGCAAGTTGTTGTGCATACTGTAAAGGATTCGGTTGTTGCTGTGGTAATCCTCTTATTTGTTGCATGACAGGTGCTTGTTGTACGACTTGTGCTGCCCTCTGACTTATCATAGAATCTGTTCTTGGATCCACATCATTAAATTTAAATTTAGGATCTTTGAAATCTGGTAAGTCTGGCATTGGCATACCAATAGCTGATTCCATTCTTGTTCTATATAATAGAGCAATATGCTCTGCAACGTGTGCTATCAAGACTGGTTGCAAACCTCTTGCTGAAGGATTGCCACCAAGCGATGGATCTTGTAAAAACTGCATGTGGACAGCGATGTGGCTGTCATGGTCTTGTTCTGGAAATGCTCTTATTGGCTTGCCATACATAATTGACATGTTCTCATCGATCGGATCCATGCGTGGTGCCTCAGCAGGTTTTTCTAATATCTCATCAATGTTAGGTATTCTGATTGCTTCATACATTCTTCTGTATGCTTCATAAACATCATGCAGTTGAGGTGCTGAAGTTGCCATCTGTAATATGGCTTGTGCTTGAGCGATCCTTTGTGCTGTGCTAAAAATATTTGGATCACTGACAGGTATGACATCAATCCTACCATCAAAGTCTTTTGCCATGATTACAGAACTGACACCTGACATAGCAAAATTTAATTCTTCTGGCAGATACTTCGCATTCAGCTTTGCTAATAATTTAAATTCTTGTCCTTGAGCATTGTGCAGTCTTTTGTGTATTGCTGAAAATGATTTACTGCCTTGTTCTATTAATGCAATGGTTGATCCGACAGGTGCATTAGGATTTACATCGCCAACATTTAAATCTGCAGTTGCTGCAAATCTCTGTCCAGCTTGCACAATGGCATTCATTAAATTAAATAATGTGCCTGATGGTTCTTTAAATGGCAGTGGCATTATTGCCTTGTTTACATCATCAACTGTTGCATCTAGGTCTGCAAACTCTCCTGGATTGATTTGCATCTCACCACCAGTTACTCTGCCTTTTAACTTAAAACCACCTTGCATATTTGCGAATGCAGCAGAGTCTAATAATGCTCTCAAAGCACCTGTTGCAGCCTTACCAAGATATGGTAACATGACTTGGTTCTCTTCATCACTTGTCATTCCATCAATGCCATCAAAGATATCATAAACATGCATTTCTAAAAGAGTGACCATGGGATTGGATTCTGAATCTTCATAACCATCAACACCTTCAATCTGCTGTCCTATGTCAGAAGATGGATCTGTATCTGACCCAACATATTTAACTGGTAAATAAAAACCACTCTCAACATATCTGTTAAAATCATTTCTTGGTATTCTGATTATATGAGTATATCTTGGTGATGTATAAAGATCTTTGCTCTCTGGTGCGACAATAAAATCTTCTGCTTTTACGAACTGTGCGCACTGCCTATTTAAATTTGAATCCCACCAAACCTTTTTAAAAGCATGACCAATTAAAGGTAATTGAAAAAGCATTGAATCCAAATCATCATAATACTCTGGCATCTGTTGTGTGATCTGGTAATTCATAAAATCACGAACTCTGCGTGCTTGGTCTTCTGTTTCTTCGCTTGGCTCACCTACAACAATTGTTTTTACTGGACCACCAGATGGATAAAGTTCTGCAATCGCTCTTGCATTGAATTGTGTTGCTGCCTCAGCAATCATAGGATGAACGACTGTGGACAAACCTCTTGTGGCTCTCTGTTCTTCTTCCTCGAGCATGCCACCATCTGGCTCAAGTGTTTCTAATCCTTGCTTATATCTTTCTTCCCAGTCAGATCTTGACTCTTTGTCAGAATCAAAATAGCCAACAAGGTCTTGTGCCTTTTTATTTAAATCATTTTCATCTATTTCTTCAGCAATGTTATTATCAAAGGTTGAATCTTCTTCTGCAATGGAATCAAGTGCAGGATCTCCGACTAGCACCTCATCATTGCCTATATCTTCGACTTCTAAATTATCTGCTGGTTTGCCATCTGCGAATGGAACCACATTTGGTTGTCTAGCCATAAATAGTTATTCTCCTCTGTTTTGGATTATCATCCTCCTCATCATAATCAGACGTGTGAGTAATAAACCAACCTTTGCGCAGTCTCAACCATGCTTGTGTGCATGTATCAACTATGTCATCATTTTCACCAGCAGGAAAAGTTGCACATATATCTATTAAATTTTTACTCCATTTTTTGTCTGCAGGAAAGTAAATTCTTCCATCTTCCAATAATGCACTGCTTGCATGTGCTCGTGCTTCTTTGTCTCTATCAGGCATATACTCAAGAACTGGGATTCCTGCCATGCGTAAATCTTGCAACAGAGATTGGCCAGATGCCTTCTTTTCTATCATCACTGCGTCTGGTTCATAATCATAATATGCTTCTTGTGCAAGTTTACGAAGTTGGGGATATGTAACTCTGTCATACCACATCTCAAGAACAATAACATTCACTTGTCCATTCAGTCTAAAAACTCCCCAAGTGGTTCTGGCAGAATATGATGTTTTCTCTTTTGTAGAAAAAGCTGTGTCATAGGACTGCAGCACATACTCAATATTCGGCAGGTTTGGTTCTTCCCATGGTTGCCACCACTCAGCTTTTAAGATGCCACCACCTTTTGGCATTGGTCTTTGTTGTAACTGGCCAGCACTGGCATATGTCCCAAGTGATTGCTCAAGTGTATTTAATGTTTTGTCATCAATACGATCTGGCCAAAGTAACTCGCCATCTTGTTCTCTTGGATCTGCAAAACCTAAAGAAGATCGCAGAGGTGTCGGATGACTTGGCTCATATCTTGCAGGCAGACATAAGTGGTCCCAGTCCTCATATTCGTTCGCAAGAATATGGCCAGTTAAGTCATTCTCATGAACTCTTTGCATTATGATTACAAATGCACCATTTTTTGGATCGTTAAGTCTTGTCTGCATGGATTGGTCCCACCACTCAAGAACACCTTGTCTGACTGTATTGGATTCTGCCTCACGGACATTGTGAGGATCGTCAATAACAATAATGTCGCCACCTTCACCTGTCAAAGCACCATCAACAGAAGTTGCGATACGAATACCTGTCTTGTCATTCTCAAATCTTTGTTTTTGGTTCTGGTCTGTTGTCAGATTGTATATGTCGCCAAAATGACTTTTATACCATGGACTGTCAACCAATCTTCTGCACTTGACAGAGTCTCTGATTGATAATGTTAATGCATACGATGCAAACAGAAATTTTTTTGTAGGATCGACTGTCCATGTCCATGCTGGCAGAGCCACTGCAACAGATATTGATTTCATGTGTCTCGGTGGCACATTTAT